TAAATCAGCGTCAATAATCAGTAGCGCGCCTACTTGCGTTATCGCTGCATCAATCCGCCCGGAAGCCTTCAACCGCGCTGCGGTTGTCTTGGAACAACCCAACAGCATTGCAAGCCCTTTCAAGCCGTACACGTAACGCTTTGCCGATTTGGGCTTTTCCGGTTTCTGTGCTGAAACTTCCATACGTTCGCCTATCGCGTCCAGAAATTCGCCGAGCGTAAGGTCTATAATTCTTTTCTTAGCATCCATAGTCTAACTGTTTTCGTCGTCTTTAATGTCCGGCACTGTCTTTGCCGCTACCTTTATCGAAAGGGCGAAATTCGCGACTACAAGGAATACCGCCCATATAGGCGCGGTTTCGGTGTCAATGCTTAGAAGAATAAAGGAAACGGCGACCCAAGCAAGGGTAAGCCAGTTATACCACTTTAGCGGCTTCGTAAATTCAATGCCGAGGGCTTTAAAAATCTTAGTCATAACTGCAAACTTCAAAAGGGTTATAATCGTTTTCGCCTTTGCGTCTTCCCGTCGTTTTGGCAATCCGTGTTATCTGCGCGCGTCTTCCTACTCTGAAAAAATCGCCGTTTCCGGTAAGTTCCTTCGGGAGTATAATTAGAAGAAGGGCTACCGCTACGAATGTACGTTTCAACGGGTCAAGGCTTACCGGAACATTATGTTTTGTGCAGAACCACCAAACGCAAAGTTCCGTAGCCTTCTGTATACCTACTTTCGCGTAGATGTTCCGGGCTGTATTCTCTACTGTGCGGGTCGAAATAAACAGCATGTCCGCTACTTCTTTCTTGGAAGCTCCCCACGCCAGCAAGTGCGCTACCTCGGTTTCCCGTCTACTTAGTTCTACCTTTAACCTCATACGTCCCAAATATTGGCTGTTATACCGTATTTGTTGAATACGCCTTCTACGGCTTTAGCCTGCGTTACTTTAGGCTCTATCTTTCCGTCCCGGTATGCGTAGAAGCTATTCCGGTTATTTATGCCCAAAGCAGCTTTTATTTCCGTTACCGCTATTTTGTAATCGCCTACTCGTAATTGGTTCAACCCGCTAAGGAAGCCCCTGCTTTTTTTCTTATTTTCTGTTGTTACTACCATAATTGTAAAATTTAAAATTCATAGTGCGCGGGGGAAGGTTCGCCCTTCGTACGCCCGTAGCGTCCCGCGCGCGGTCTGTTTCCGCAGTCATCGGTTTATAGCCTTTACAAAGGGGATTCCTTTTCCGCTGGCTTATATATAGTTCCTCTGATTTGTATTAAGGTAATACGTTAATCGGAAGAAGAAGCGTTACCTATCTGCTTGTAATAGCTGGTATCTTCCATGCTGTCCATGTAGTTAAGCATACGCAAAAGTCTTTGCAGGTCTTCCGGGCTTAATTCCCGTTCTTCTTCGCTATTGTCGTCGCCATGCTTTCCGAATATCCTATGCTTTTGTATGTACGCTTCCGTGAACTCCTTTTGCATCCGCTTCATATCCTTTGTAAGCTGTTTATAGTGCCAATCGTACAAAGCCTGCAATTCTACGTACTGCATTTTGGTTAATTCAACGGTAACGTATCTTCTGCGCTGGCGGTAACTCATCCGCTTTTCGTTTGTTACATTGAAATAACATTGGGTAAACAAGGTAAATCCGTACCCGTTTTCCTTTACGTTGAAAGTGTACGGTTGTTTTTCTTCCTGCGCTTCTACTATTTCTTCCAACGAAACACCGTATTTGGCTAACAGTTGGTCTAACAAACGCCTTGCGTTTATGGCTTCGCCTTTCTCGCCGCGTTCCGCAAGGGCTTGTAGTTTCAGAACCTTGCTTCTAATGCTTTCAAAATCTTTATCCATATAGCTGAATATTAAAAGTAATTGAGTGAACTATTTTACGTAGAAAGTAACGCGAAGCCCGCGACGAAGGCAGCACTTAACTTTGTCTAATCCGGCTTTCAAAGCGCGTGTTACAAACTTATCGGCTAAAGTTTCGCCAATCAAATTCAGAAGACCGCTAACGCCTACCAGCTTGTTAATACGGTTGCCTTCGTTGTCTATTCCGCTTACCTTAATGCGGAAGTTCTTGTTAATGAATTTACTTGTATGTATCATATAGCTTTTATAAATTTCTGTAAATTAGCGTGTTTTTGTCATTGCTAAGTGTCTGCTTTTTGCTTACCTTTGCAACTGAACAACTAACACAATGCAAATGTATAGTAAAAGCATACAATATGCAAACTAAAAGTGTTCATATTTTAGCTGAAAGCCGATTTTTAACTTTTAGAAACAGTTACATTTATGGAAACAAGTGTAAAAGAGAGACTTAAACAATTTATAGATACGCTAAACATTAGCGAAAGGGAATTTTGCAGGCGCATCGGTGTGTCTTCTTCTTATGTTATGTCTATAAAAAAGTCTATTCAACCGGATAAAATGCAAGCTATTAGCATACAGTTCCCGGAACTTAATCCGCTTTGGCTTTTGCTGGGGCAGGGGGAAATGTTGTTACCTAACGAAAAGAAGGAAGGCGAACAACGGCAGAACGCAGGCGAGTTGCCTTCTTCCGAACTGTTGGCTAAGTTGCTGGAAGAAGCCAATAACGAAAAGTCGCGTTTGCTTTCAATTATAGAAAGCCAGCAGCGTACAATAGAAAGCCTTACGGATTTAAGCAAAAAAGCCAATGCCCAGACGGTAGAACATGCAGGATGTGCAAATGCCGTTTAGTATTTGGTCGCAAAGTTCCTAAATACTGAAAAGGCTTTCATAAAGTAGTATCACACGCACGTACTTATATGATAATAATATCATACAATCGCCGTATTAAAGTGATACGAAAGCAAGGCGATTTTAAGCCCATTTTCGCGTTATTTTATTTTCGCCTTATAACTATACCATTTTGGAACGAAACGCGCTTAAATTGAAAAATCAATAAAAATAACTATTAGCTATATGGTAGAAGTAAATGTAGATAAGTTTTATAGTAACCGGGCTTTGTATCCATTTATCCCGGAGGCTGTGTTTGATGCGTTGGAAGCTGCCTACTTGTCCGGGAATGAATGTGCCCGAATACCGGAAGGGGAATATAATACAATGATGTCTAACCTTAAACGTGCGAATTTATGCCCCGTACAATAGCCAAGCCTTCGACTATAAGCGAAGGGATAAACCGCCGCTTTTTTGAAGCAATTGAAGCGATTGTAAGTTTGGGTAAGGTTAGCGCGTTGGAAGCGTTTTGTACGCTTTACGATTTAAGTGCGCCGCGTTATAGGGAAATGCGGCTTACTTATGGCGTTTCTCCGAAGCCCGGCTACCAATCACGTTACAAGAATATAGAAGTAGAAGCGATCTATTCGCTGGTCGTTAATTATCCAATTTCTTCACGCTGGCTTATAACCGGGCGCGGTAAAATGCTTATTGAATAATGAAATTCTCTATTAAGTACCAATTATCGCCGCGAACGGAAGGGGATAGGCTTACGGAAAACGTGCCTATACGTTTGCGGGTGTCTTTTGCAGGCATTCGTGTGGATTTGCGTTCTGGCTATGTAATAGACGCGGAAAAGTGGGACAATAATAACGCCTGCGTGAAAATCGGTGCAAAGAATAGTTTCAACCAAACGGCAGGCGAAATAAATCGCGCTCTTACAAACCTTTCATCTATTGTTGAAGAAGTCTTAACCCGGTTTGAACTCGACAACCGCAGAACGCCAACAGCGAAAGAATTTAAGGCGGCTTTCGATGAAGCCGCCGGAAGGAAGAAGAAGGAAGTAACGCCGGACTTCTTTACTGTTTTCGACAAATTTGTAGTAGAAGCTGGTACGGCTAATAACTGGGTTCCGGCTACCTATACGAAATTTAGTAGTTTGCGTAAACATCTGTATGCTTATATGCCCCAGCAAATACTTAACCAACTGACAAAGGAAAAGCTACAAGGCTTTGTTAAATACCTGCAAGACGCGGGACAAATGAATACGACCGTAAGCAAGTATATGAGTTATGTACGTTGGTTTCTCCGCTGGGCTTGTAACAACGGTTACTATAATGGGCTTTTGCATGAACAATATAAACCGCGTTTTAAGGGGATAGACTGCAAAGAAGTTATTTTCCTTTCATGGGAAGAACTGCAACACTTTCTAAACTATCAATTTCCGGAAAACCGCAGTTCTTTGTCGTGCGTACGTGATGTATTTTGCTTCTGCTGCTTTACCGGGTTGCGATATTCCGATGTAGCCCGGTTACGTCCCTGCGATGTCAAACGGACGACAAACAAGCCTTTTATATCTATCGTTACTATGAAAACCGAAGACCGTTTGCATATAGAGCTTAACAAATACGCACTTCAAATACTTGACAAATACAAAAACATTCATTTCCCCAAAGGGTTAGCCCTTCCGGTTATCAGTAATGCGAAAATGAACGAATACCTTAAAGAAGCTGCCGAAATAGCCGGAATAAAAGAACCCGTTAGAATAGTGTTTTTCAAGGGAAACAAACGTTATGAAAATGTTTTGCCAAAGTGCGAACTTCTTACCACGCATAGCGGAAGAAAGACGTTTATCTGCAACGCTATAAGGCTGGGTATTCCTACTAACGTTATTATGGAATGGACGGGGCATAGTGATTACAAGGCAATGAAGCCGTATATAAAAATAGTGGATGCGGTTAAAGAGGAAAATATGTCTAAATTTGACACCTTTTCCGAAGAAAGAAGAAGCAATAGTAAAAAATAGAAAACCCGAAAAAGTACCCGAAAATGGCTTTACTATTTGGGTACGGTCGTACTCAATCAATAGCGTAAAATCCTGAATATTCGGCTATTTATGAAAATGTGATAACAGTTGATTATATTTGAATATCTTGGGCTTAGAGCCGTACGCACCGCTTACGAAAAAAGACTGAAATAAGAAAGTCTAAGACAATATCCTCAAAGTCAGTAACTTTGGGGATATTTTTTTGTTATACCACGACAGATGAATACCCCGTTGGAAGTCGAAAATTGGACAAATCGAGTAACCAAATCGTAACCAAGAAAAAAAACGGGAATTTTGGTTACGACTTCGTAGATATGTCGTTGATTTGTCGTCGTTTACGTTCAATTTTATCGACACGCCGTAACCTAAAATCCTGAGCAGAAAAAGGAAACAACCGGCACGTTTACGATTCATTTCACGGGAATACACGACAATGACCCTCAAATGTCCGTTTCATAGCCGCCAAGTGTCCGCCTGTGGATTGCGCCAAGTGATTGTCAAACAGTATTTTTGCAACAAAAAAACTTAAAAACGCATGAAACGGAACACATTCAGCGTACTTTGTTACGCAAGGAAAAGGGAACAAGGAAAGGACAAACAGTATCCCATCATGGTTCGCATCACCATCGACAGCGAACAGGTACAGTTCAACTCACAGTTAATGGTGGATAAGAAGATGTGGAAGGACGGTGGCGTAGTCGGTCGTAGTGCGACGGCGGTGTATCTGCGCACGCAGATAGAGAAAATCAAGACCGACCTTACCCGCATTTACGAAAAGGAAATCGAAAACAACCGCTACCCTTCACCGCTGAAGCTGAAGAACATTTATCTGGGCATCGAAACGAAAGCCAACACGCTGCTGACCGTATTCAAGAAGATGAACGAGGAAAAGCGGAAGGAAGTGGGCACATCGCTCTCGCAGAACACCTACAAGAAGTACGACCTGACTTACCGCCGTATGGAAGAATACATTCAGTTCAGGTTCAGGAAAGAAAAGTATAAAGACATTCCATTGACGGAGATAAACGAGGAATTTATCAACGGCTTCCGCAACTTCCTGCGTGTGGACAAGAAGGTCGGCCACAACGCCACCTCGAAGATGATGCAACTGTTCAAGAAAGCCGTCACCCGCGCAAGAAACGCCGGCCTTATCCAGTTCAACCCGTTCACGCAGCCCATCACCTTCGTTCAGGTGGACAAAGGCTTTCTGACGATGGACGAACTCCAGAGCATTATGGACAAGGAGATTGAAGTGGAACGCCTGCAACGGGTGCGCGACGTCTTTGTCTTTTCTTGTTGGACGGGGTTGGCGTACATAGATGTATATCTGCTCAAAGACGAGCATATCCAGAAGTATCTGGACGGCAACTATTGGATTATCTCCAAGCGCCATAAGACCGGCGTACCCATCAACGTGCGCCTGTTGGACATCCCCCTGCGCATCCTGCAAAAGTACAAGGGGAAACAGCCCGACCACCGCGCCTTGCCCATGCCAAGCAACCAGAAGATGAACGCATATCTGAAGGAACTCGCTGATATATGCGGAATTAGGAAGAACTTGACCTATCACCTCGCCCGGCACACATTCGCCACGACTGTAACGCTAACTAACGGAGTATCAATAGAATCCGTGTCAAAAATGTTGGGACATACCAACATCCGCACGACGCAAATCTACGCGAAAGTAATCAACCAGAAAAGCGGCAGCGAGATGGAAGCCCTTTCCGACAGGCTGCACGTATCCATGAACGCATTATAATAGAAGGAGGACAGATATGAGAACGATAGAAAGACAGCTTAGAGCCAGACAAACGGCGGTGAGCCTGAACGAGAAGGAATTGGGCAGACTGATGAAAGCCACGTTTGACACGCCGCGTTTGGAACAGGTGCGTGACCTTTTCATCTTTTCGAGTTTCACGGGACTGCATTACCAGAACCTGAAATCCCTCCGTAAAGAGAATTTCCACAGCAAGTACGGGCAGAAGTGGATTTTCATGGTAAGGGAGCAGACCGACGCGTTCATCCACATCCCCCTGTTGCCTGTTCCCCGAATGATACTGGAGAAATACGAAGTCCGGTATGCCGGGACGGATGAACTGTTGCCCGTCCCCAGCAACCAACGTCTGAATGTCTATCTGAAAGAGATTGCGGAACTCTGCGGCATCGAAAAGAACATGACCATGTATCTGGCTTACCATACATTCAAGGAAACGATAACGGCAAAAAACGGCATATCCACCGGCACGGTATGCCGCATGTTAGGGCGGTTCGACCTGCGCGGCCGCCATGCCTATGTCACCGACCGCATCATCAAGCGCGAAATGGACAGAGTGGCGCGCAATTGCATCCCGTTTGAAAAAATTGCGGCGCAATACATTATGACAACCAATAAATCCGTATATTGTCCCACCAAATAAAACGATACCCCTATGCTACACAGAGGAAACATCACCATTACCGGGCTGGAGGACATCAACCGCCACCCCACAGTCAGCGTCAAGTTAGAGAACGGCAACGTATGGCTCACCAAACACGAGCTTGCTCGCCTGTTCGGAGTATTCATCCAGACGATAGATGCCAATATGCGCTCCATCTTCAAGTCGCGTATCCTGAATGAAAGTGAAGCGACCATTACGGAGAAGCAGGATAAGCTATACGTTACCTACTACAATCTGGAGGCCGTCATCTTTCTCAGCTTCCGCATCAACACCTATTGCACGAAGCTGTTCCGCGAGTGGGTACTCAACTCCCTGTGCGAATACAAGCGGCTGAAAGAGAAGCAGCCCGAAGTCCTTGTCGTGTTCAACGCTTCGGACAACCAGACCTTTATCTCGTATAACTGAAATCCCCCGAATCCCATAAAACGAGCCTTGTCCGTGAAATAAACCGGGCAAGGCTCGTTTTGTATTCCCCAAACCCTTATCTTTGGGCAGAAAAAGCCCCAAGATGATAACAGACCTCCACATATCCGTCCCCCTCAATGAAGTGCCCGAAGCTCAGGTAGGCAACTACTTCATCCTCTCCGAGATGCCCGGCGAGTTCCTGATAATCCAGAAGCCCGACAACACATTTTATTTCCTGTGTAGCCGGGAGTGCGACATCGTGCGGATATGCGAGTCTTTCGACTGGTACATCGTGTCTAAGGATGCTTTCAACGACCGCCTGTCCATCGGCATCGGGCTGGCTGACAAGGAAAGCATAGACGGCGAGGTCTATCGTGTGCAAGACGAAGCCACGCTCTCCCTTTGGCGCGACATCCTCCGCTTCACCTTCGACAGCGATTTCGTGCGCCAGTTCTTCCCCTATGGTACCCGTTTCAAGGGCAAGATGCGCATCGACGGCGCACTGTGCTTCTACATTCACGACTATTACCCCACGCGCTACAAGAATATCGGCGTGGAAGACCGCAAGACCAGCAATTTGGTCTTCCGCTTCAAGGAGGGGCAGCAGGCGGCCCTCGTCGCCAAAATCTTCTCCCTCTGCATTGCCCGTATGCCTTTCTACAAGGAAAAGGCAGCCAATGCCGTACTCATTCCCATCCCGGCGGCTACCCGTGAGCGCAACGCCGTGCGTTTCGCCCGGTTTTGCAGCCTCCTTTCACGCCGCCTGAAAATCACCGACGGCTTCCGTGCCACGTGGATAAGGGAAAACCGTGAGCAGATGAAAGGCACTCACGGCCTTGACAAGCTCTCCAACCTCATATTCCACCCCGCCTGTTTTCAGGGACGCGATGTGTTCCTCGTGGACGACATTGTGTCCACCGGCGAGAACTTCACGCAGATGAAACGCAGGCTGATGCAGCTTGGAGCCAACTCCGTTACCGGCCTGTTCTTGGGACGGACAGTAAAGACAGAGAAAGGATAAAAAAGAAAACCGTTGCCTCCGGCGTTTCCGCAAGTCAGGCAACCCAAAGTGCTGAGTTGGGCAACTCGGCAGAATGAGTTGGGCAACTCACAAAAACGGCTTGGGCGACTTATAGATTGGGGACGCCGCCTTCGAGAGCGGAATCAATGGCACTATAATGGTCGCCGTCATGTACGCTCAATGCCGCCACAAGGCTGTTCAACGTGCGTATTGCCTCCAGACGTTGCTCCGGCGAGCTTTCTTCCTGATTGCTCAGCACGTCAATGGCGCAGGCAAGATGACCTCTTACGGTCTGCAAAGTGGACACATCTTGAATGGGAAACAGGTAAAAGAGTGTTCCGTCGGAAGAACGGACGATGCCCTCCAAAGGCGTAGCTTGTAATTCCATCATCTTCGGTTATATTTATAATTAAAATGACGTAACGCTGCCGGCCACTGCACCCAAAGCATCGCCAAACGCTTAACACGAAGTGAACCGGCAGGTTACGTCAAGGTATAACCTACCCGGTTCATTTACCTTCGTGTTTTGAAATTGGCGATTTCTGGATGCCGGTAAATGAACAACATTACCACGATACTATTTGCACCGCTGGCACAAAGGTAAGAAAATAAAGTCAATAATCCATTGCCTTCCTTAAAAACCTCCTTTGGAAAAAGTCCATTGCAGAAAAAAAAATCAAAGCCCCTGTGGAATGTTTCTCTTGCCGCTTTCATTCCCCATCACTCCACGGAGTGCGATTGAGAAGTGGGGTAAGCTGACTTATTACGTGCGCAAAGGTAATTTCGGGTTTTGACGGACTAATCAAATTTTTTCTCCACAATCTCCACACTTCGCAGGCTCAGGTAGTATTCTGGCGAAAAAATTTGCTTCTGCAAAACCCTGTCCTTTGCCCAGCTTACGAAATAAGTCAGCTCACCCAACTCGTCAATGCATAAAAAAAATGTCGTGATTATGAAAGCAACAAAAGAAACAAATGGAAATAAGTCGCTTCCCAATCTGCCTCTGCATAAATTCTTGGGAGTGGCGGTGAGGTTCATCCTTGCGGCAGTCTGCACCGGTCTGTACGGCGGTTCCGTCCTTGTGTGGTTCATCGGGTTGTGGCTCGTGTGGAACTTCCTTGTGGGTGTAGTCCGTTTCCTGTGGGGCTGCCTTGTGTTCCTGCTTACGTTTGTTTTGGTTGTTGCTTTCGTGGTCTGGTTATTAACTCTCTAACATCACATCATTATGAAACGGTACAGCAAGACTATCGCACAGCAATGCAAGTATTATGAGGTGGACAACATTTTCGTGTACATGGTAGAAACTTATCTGAACGGTAATATTACCGTCTTTGAGAAACTCTTCCGGGAATTGTGTAAGGAAGCGAGAAAAGATTTTATAGACTTCCTTCTCAGCGAGGTGGAGCCTATATATTGGAGAGAAATTCTAAAAATCATGGTCTGACATTATAATCTTAGGTAGTATGGATAGAAGAAAACTTTACTATTACAGCTATATCGTAAAAAGGCATTTGAGTGATATTAAGGAACATATCAGATTGTCGAAGAACGACATGGAGAGAAGCTATTACCAAAGCAGGTTTGCAGCCCAGCTAAGTATCTACGCCGAAGCCCTTGCCGTAAAGGAAGAGTATCTGGAAAGATATATCAGATAGAGATACGGATTAAAAATGAAATAGTATGAACATTACATTTGAAACGATTGTGTGTGCATGGGATGAAAAAATCCCTGCACTCCTTTTCCAAATAAATTTAACCACATAAAAGAAGAAAGGCGTATGAAAACATTATCCCAAATGACGAAAGAAGAAAAGTTACAGGCTTTGACGGAATACCATGCTTGCAGACGTGAACAGCATATTGTTTCCCGTTATATCCGGGCAATCCAAGAAGATGACAAGGAACAGGCCGCCTACTTCGAGAGTTTCGGTGAAAGTGTGCATCACGTTGTACTGAATGCGAACACCTACGAGCGCAGGCTCATTTTCGGCTATGTGGACAAGCAATTCAACGAATACGGATGGATAAGCGGCATGTTGCCCATCGTGGAAGAAATCCGGCTGGACAATTCCAACGTAATACACATCGGCCAGTCCGTGAACGGCATGTATGTCGTTACGGTGGGCTGGTGTACCGGCACGGCAGGAGGCGGCAGCCGCCCTTCGGTATGGGAGGAACCCATTGCCGATTACAAGGAAGCGGTAGTGAGCGGCATCCGCCAGTTGGAAAGAATCTATAATGATGCGGAACGTCGCTCCCTGACAGACAGGGGGAACTACAACCCGAAGTATATCCGCAGGCTGAAAGCCGGATTGCAGGAGTTGAAGCGTCGCTATACCGCTCCGCAGCAGTTAAGTCTATTCTGATTATTCACACATATAACACCAAATGATTATGGACGTAAAGATTGAAAGCATGATTTTCGGGTGGGATGAACGCATACCCGATACGTTGATTAAATTCATCAACTCCGTGACACTCACAAAGGACGAGCAGGAACTTCGCGGACTGATGGAAGTGTTCGCCCGGAGCAAGGAGTTCAACCGCTTCTTTGCCTTCGGATATGGCAGCCACCATCTGTGGCTCACGCAGAGGATGGCGTCAGACCCGGCAAAGTGCATGGAAAACCGATTGTTGATTGTTGAATTTTAA